ACTATTCTACCCAGATTGAAGAACTGCCTGCCAATTTTATTGATACGCTTGCATAAACAAAACCAAACCAAACAAAACCAAACAAAACCAAACCAAACCAAACCAAACAAAACAAAACCAAACAAAACCAAACAAAAAATACGACCCGATTCGTAATCTCACTTGTTTTATTTTCTATTTTTGATATATGTATACTTTAAAAATAGAAGACCATTTTAAACTTCCGATTCATTATGTCAGTTCAAAAGCTCAATTGAAGGATAATGTCATTGCGGATTTAGAACTAGTCGACACTATTGACGCATCTGGAGTTCCGTTGTATCAAAGCACATTCGCACCTACTACCGAGCCAGGTAAGACTATCTTGAAACAGATTCCGAATTATTACACATCCGATATTGCCTTTTTAAAAGACACCCAGGCATTCTTAAAGACATATCATACAGACACAACAAAACCCCAAGCCGACCTCACAGGGGTTCTAGAACTATGGAATGAAATCAAAAACGACACAGGTTTTAAGGAAAAGTATCACTATGTTGATTGGTCATACTGGGAATACTTGAACAAATCCGAGACATTCTTGCAAATTATGAGCATGTATAGTTTAGCCTCGCCGTTTTTATCCATGATCGTGCCCTTGATTATATTGGTAGTGCCTTTTTTTGTCATCAAGGCCAAAGGTTTAGACATTTCGATGAGCGAATACACTGAAGTTTTAAAGGTCATCGCCTCAAATCATGCAATCGGTAAACTTTGCACCAACTTCAATAGCGTGCCGATTGATCAAAAGATGTATTTATTATTGTCTGCGGGATTTTACGTGTTTTCAATCTATCAAAATTTCTTAACATGCGCGCGATTTTATAAAAATATGAAGCATATTCACACATCATTGTGCAAGGTTCGCAACTACATTACACATACAACGGACGAGATGAATGAATTGCTTGAATATACGAGACCATTGCAGAGCTACGCGCAGTTTAATGATTCTATTCAACAAAATATCCGTGTGCTTAATGAATATAAAACCAAACTAGAAAACATTCAAGGAGACCACCTTACATATAAAAATATTCAGCAGATTGGCCAATTGTTGAAATACTTTTATGAAATGTATGAGAGTGAAGAATACAATGCGGCCTTTTCATATTCCTTTGGATTTCACGGGTTCATTGAAAATATGAATGGATTGATTACGAACATTAAGGACAAAAAGATTGCCTTTGCAACGTATCAAAAGAAGAAGAAGACCGCATTTAAGAAGGCCTATTACGCGGCGTTAATTCACGGCAAACCCATCAAAAATGACATCAAATTGGATAAAAATCTTATCATTACAGGACCAAACGCGTCTGGTAAAACGACGACACTGAAAACTGCGCTCATAAACGTGATTTTAACGCAACAATTTGGATGCGGCTTCTATAAGAGCGGCAACATGATTCCTTATCAACACATTCATTGCTACTTGAATATCCCAGATACAAGCGGGAGAGATAGTTTGTTTCAGGCCGAGGCACGTAGATGCAAAGACATTATAGATATTATTAAGGCCAACAAAAAGGATAGACATTTTTGTGTGTTTGATGAATTGTATTCTGGCACAAATCCGGACGAGGCGGTCATGAGCGCAAATGCCTTTATGGAATATTTAGTAAAATTCGAGAATGTGAAATGTATTTTAACAACACATTTTATTGCTGTTTGCAAAAAATTAAGTAGTCATCCGCGAATTGAGAATTACAAGATGGAAACCACTCCGACTGAAGATAGTTTCAATTACACGTATATATTAAAAAAGGGTATTTCCGAGGTTCGCGGTGGAATCAAGGTGCTTCACGATATGCAATACCCCGATGAAATTATCCAAAATAGTAAATTCAATAATGACGACAAATAAGAACCAATAACCAATAACCAAATAACAAACAATAATGTATTCGTTTTCTAGGATATAAAATTATATATCGTTGTTCTAATAATGTCTTTATCAGATATATTTACTCCGTCTGTAGTAATTTCTTTAGCCATTTCTTTATTATTAATTGGATTGCTCGGTTTGTATGTTAGTAACAAGATGAATGAGCAAAATCACAAGTTGAACACTATGTTTGATCTAGTGTCAACTTTAGCAAATGAATTGCAAATGGTTCGTAGTCAACCGCCTCTTGGCATGATGGCGTCTCCTTCTATTGGAGGCGGAGGTGGAGGTGGAGGTGGAGGTGGGCGTGTGTATGAAAGGCCGGAAGTTGCAACCACGAATCATTTAGTAAATATGATTGATGTATCGGATGATTCTGATTCTAGCGGAGATGAGTCTGATGGCGAGACAGATGAAGGTGCTGAGTCAGGCGATGATTCCGGCAGCGACGGCGAGGGCGACGGCGAAGGTGAAGACAATGAGTCTGGAAGTGATGGTGATGACGAGGAGTCCGATGGCGATAGCGACGGCGACGATGAGAATGATATGCAATCTGACAATGCGATAGTTGTATCTGAATCGTTGGACGACGCTCTTTTTGAAGAAATCGGCAACTTGGATGAATTTATTTTAGAGGAGACCAATATTGAGAGAGTAAAGACACCAGAGACAACCACAACCCCAGCACCCACCTCCACATCCACATCCAACGTGAAAAATTTAAACGTTGTGTTTGATTATAAGAAGGCTTCGCTAACTAAATTAAGAGAAATCGTCGAACAAAAGGGGTTATCCAGCGATACCAGTAAATTGAAGAAGCAAGAATTGCTGAAAATGCTTGAAATAGATTAGCCGAATAATTTTCTCTAGCCTTATATAAAATGTCTTGGGCAACATGCTTTTCTGGTTCAAATAACATTCATTTCAATTTTCCACCTATTATGCAGGACGGGCGAACCTATTCTTCTTATCAGCCGGAAGCCGTTGTGAATCAACGAATCCAAGAAGTAAATAATATTAATTCGAATTGGAAGTATCGTCAATTTTTAACGCAAAACGCCGACCAAATCATGCAATTTAACACGACTGAGGCCTGTTATACTCTTGGATTAAACCCGCACGTCACGACAAACGCAACACCATCTAGCAATGTGCCGTTCTTGTATAAGTCTACTTTCGATACTAGCTCTCCTGGATTCGGATATCCGACGAGTGACCTAAAAAACCCTTATTTAAGCCGACAGCAATTGGAAGCTAGAATGATTTCGCCGTCAATTACCTTAAACGCGGATACTGGGCCTGTGCAACCTATGGATAGGTAATCCCTCCTGAAAAAATCATAAATAAAGAATTTGTTATGATTTTTAGAAACAACCATACGTCGGGATACATGTTATGCTTTAGCGGTATTTTGTCGAGTTTTAAATGTATCTTGATGTATATCAGATGAGAATATTAAGCATTGATGTGGGTATTAAAAATTTAGCATTCTGTCTATTAGAAAACGACAAAATTGCAAAATGGGACGTTATTAATCTTGCCGCTCAAGACGCAACTGATGGATGTGGGTGTTGTGTGGTGGATAAAAATGTGAAATGTAGCAACCTGGCGAAATTTACGAAAAACGGGGACCATTATTGTTTAAAGCATGCAAAAAAACAGCCGTTTCAAATTCCGACGCCTGAACTAAAAAAGGCATTCATCAATAAACAAAAGCTCCAAAAACTTTATGAAATGGCCGATAAATATGGCATTCAATATACAAATACAACAAAAAAGAATGATATTATACATGAATTAAATGAATACACAACGAATATGTGTTTTGATATGGTTCATAGTGTCGGCGCATCTGAAATAGATTTAGTGACCATCGGCAAGAATATTAAAAAGCATTTTGACCAAATCTTTAGCGGGGGAGAGATGATTGATTATGTGATAATTGAAAATCAAATTAGCCCCATTGCAAATCGCATGAAAACGATTCAAGGCATGATTGCGCAGTATTTTATCATGACAGGAATGTGTGAGAAGATTGAATTTGTTTCATCTGTGAATAAATTAAAAGATATTGCCCCGGCTGACAAAAATGTGAAATTGACATACGGCGACCGGAAAAAGTTGGGAATATCCAAATGTTTAGAAATTATAAAAGATACCAATTCTTATTCCGAGTGGTGTGCTTATTTTATGAGCCACAAGAAAAAGGACGATTTAGCAGACTCATTTTTACAAGGAAGGTGGTTCAAAAACAAATTATAAAGAGTAAAAATGGATGATAGTGCAAATAATATATATATCTTCGCGTAAGACTTAAAATTATATGTTCTAATTAATTTAGTAATAGAATGGACGGACCAGAAATGATTGATATTTCCAGTTTCGATTTAAATGAATCCGGTAGTAGCCGTAGATCAGGGCTGAAATCTAGTAATTTTGGAGGAGGTCTTGAATTGTTAATGAATGACAAAGTTAAGGAGGGTTCTGGCAGTAAACTATCTAGCGATATTGATATTGACGACTTGACCAATCTAGAAAACGAATTAAATGATTTGGCAGAAGATGCTGACTCGATTCATTTAGGAGGTTCAAGCGCATACCAAGCCAAGTCGGATTTATTTGGTGGCGGTGGGCGTGGTGAAGACAAGCAGTCGGTTAAATTTAACATGTCGTCTGGTTCGGGTGCTGCATCCATTGGACAAGCGACTGCGAATACAGACGGCGGGAATGCAAAGACGTGGGATGG